TACGTGAGGGAGTTCACCAAGGACACCATCACATTGAGCGAATACAACACAGAGAAAGAGAACACAGAGATAATGGAACAGATGCCAAACGAGTTGGGTGTAATACCTGCAGTTTGGGTGTATGCCAACAGATCACCCGTGAGGGGTGTTGGTGTTTCAGACGTTGGCGACATATCAGATCTTTCCAACAGCATATTCAATGAGTTGAGTGAGATCAACGAGACAATAAAATTATCAACATCACCAAGTCTTGTGAAGACACCAGAGGTTGACGCCGCGGCGGGACCAGGTGCCATAATCACCATACCAAACGAGATGGATCCTAACCTCCGTCCATATTTGCTCCAGCCGACGGGACAGAGCGTTGAGGCCATATTGAAATCGATCAACGAGAAACTGACGGCCATAGACAGGATGGCGTGCATGTCAGGCATAAGACAGGCACAGACCAGACAGCAGTCAGGTATAGCCATGATAACTGAATACAGTATGCTTGATGCCAAACTCACGGAGAAGGCCAAGAATTTGGAACTGGCAGAAGAGCAGTTGTTCAGATTGTTCGGCAAGTGGTTGGGCATAGATTGGGATGGCGAGATAGAATACCCAATGGCTTTCCACATCAGGGACAAGAACCTTGACATGGACGTGTTGGAGAAAGCGGCGAGGACCACCAGGGACATCCTGAACGCTTCACCAGACGTCAAGGCAGTCATAGACCAAAAGATAAAAGAGATACTGGCCAAGGACCCAATGGAACTTGAACAGATGAATCAGAACAAATTAGAGATGTCACACCCAGTGACCACACCAGCGACCAGGACCAAACACATCCAAGACATGATAATGCAGGGCTACACGGACCAACAGATGTTGGATCTACATCCTGAGATAGATCAGGCGGACATAACTGCGGCCAAACAAGCATTGTTGAACACAGGGGACAATGATGGCCAAGTACAAGGGTAGGACAGTAACACTAAACAAACCTTTCAGGACACCAAGTGGTCCAAAGAAGAGTGGTGTGTATGTCAGGAACCGATCAACAGGCAACGTCAATCTAGTTAGATTTGGACAGCGTGGCATGTCAATCAAGAAGAACAATCCAGCCAGACAGAAAAGTTTCATAGCAAGATTCACACCAATACTGAGAGCGGTAAAAGGACAGAAGAGTTTGAGTCCGGCATACTGGAGTCTAAAAGCATGGAGGTAGATCAGGATGGCAGGTGTAAAGACATCAAAGGGACAGAAGACCAACCATACCCGATACTACGCACGGGGACAGGAATGGAGGCCTTGTAAGGTGGTGCAGAAGAAGAGGTACGGCAACGGAACCAGGGAGTTCATGGCCGCACAGTCAGTGCAGACCGGTGAGACATACAAGAACTCACACGGCAACACTGCGCCTTGGCATTCCATACAGTTCTCACCAGTAGAACCACAAGGACAGGAATAATGCCCTACAAAGGAAAACTAGATGGCCGGGCCATCGAGACAGCAACATCACGTGCCCTCGAGGCCGTGTTCGATGAATACAGATTACACAACCGCAACTGCATAGAGCGACAGAGCCAACAGGGTGCTTTCCATGCCAGGAAGGCGTTACAACGACTTAAATATCTCGTACACAAGAGAAAGATTGAACTACTTGAATTGTACACACAGGACGAGAGGAGATTGAATGCCTATAACAACAACATCAACGGCGTCAGCACTGCTGACCAATCGACTGACAACCAAGAGGAGCAAACCAATGGCTAGAGCAAGCGGAAGAAAAAAACCAATGACATCTAAAAAGAAGAACAAAAAAGGTGGCAGAAGAAAGTAAGTTAATTGAGAACTGGATTCGAGGACAGGTTGCTAAAATCCATAAAAAGACTGGAAAGGCAATCTGTCCTTTTGCAAAAAAGGCTCTACAAGATCAAACGATCCAAATCACGAAGGCAAAGGTTAATCTACTGGAGCACATTATACATTGTTGCCATATGGTTCCTATTTTTAGGCTTGATATCGTGGTGCTTTACATCGATTACAAGATAAGCGAGCAGAGACTGGCCACCATATGCGAACAGGCACACAAGAACAAACTGCACATGGCCGTGATGTACGATCACCCTGACAACAATGGACTGCACCGAGGTGTCAGTTTCAGTTACAAGAAGAAACCCTTGGTGATGATACAACCAATGGACAAGTTGAAGGCGGCACAATCAAAATTGCGTAGGTCAGGTTGGTACGAGGCCTGGGGCGTGGAAGATTTAGAGCAATTCTATTAAAAAAAAATAGTGCCTTTTTTGTGCAAATAAATATTTGTGGATGACAAAATGGCAATGGTACACAAACCCAAAAACAAATTACCACTATAGGACCAGACCAGATGATTGGTTGCTGTACAACAGGATTGGTCAAGACGGTGGCAAGGGGTACCAAGTCCAATTACAAGATTTCGTCAGAGATTATTTCAAAGACAGACCAGCCAGGCTCGCACTGGACGTTGGCGCCAACATGGGCATCACATCCATAGAGTACGCACACATCTTTAACAGCGTGGTGGCATTTGAACCCATAGAGGATGTGTTCAAACAACTTGAAATGGTTGTAGAACGTAATGGATTAAGCAACGTTGAAATCAAACAACTGGCAATTGGTAACACTATTGGTCAGGTGCGGATGAGATACAGACCCAACAACAGTTTCGCCAGCAGTGTGAATGACAAAGGAGATCAAGAAGTCTCCATAACAACGCTTGACGCCTTACAATACGAACAAGTTGATTTCATCAAGATAGATGTTGAAGGTTTAGAGACAGAGGTGATCGCGGGTGCCTGGCACACCATTGAGTCACAGCGTCCCATGATACAGTTTGAATACAAACCAAATCTTGCTAAAAGATTCAAGCACGACATGGATCAGTTGATATGTGCCAGATTAGAAACTTTGAACTATCACATACAGGACAAACGTGATTTGCCTTATAAACAATCACGACAGAAAGATATGTTCGCCATACCTGGCAAAATATAATCATACGAGTTAATTCTTGTAAATAATCGTGTAAATAACAACACAACTCCCAAGGAGGAAATCTTATGTCAGATTCAAAAGCGACAGAAGTCAAAGTTGAGGAGGCCACGGAGGCCAACACAAACGACTCTAAACAACAAACTCCGGAGACAGAGGTGTCAAAAACCTACACTGCTGACGAATTCAACAACGCAATGGCATCAGTCCGTAAGAAGACAGAATCCAACGTGTTGAAAAAATTCGAAGACGTTGATGTACAACATTATCGTGAACTTGTTCAGAAGGAAGAAGCAATGAAACTGGAAGAACAGAAGAAGCGAGGCGAGTTTGAAAAGATATTGAAGGAGACCGCTGAAAAGAAGGACCAAGATATCCAACAACTTCGTTCACAGTTGAACTCAGTCAAAGTGGATGGTGCATTGTTGAACAGTGCTTCCCAACACAAGGCCATAAACCCGGAACAGGTCGTGAGACTTGTGAAGGACAGGGTCAGATTGAACGACGCTGGTGATGTTGAAGTCATTGGAGACAATGGCGCACCAAGATACACTGAATCTGGAGAACTGATGCAACCTGATCAATTCATACAGGAGTTCTTATCCGAGAACACGCATTTCGTCCAAGCCGGACCCAGTGGATCAGGCGCAACATCAAACACCAACGCCAAGTCAGTGCAGGAAATAGATATCTCGAAACTGGATATGAATGATCCAGAACAGAGAAGGATCTACAAGGAGGCGGTTGCCAAGCAATCACCCCGAGCAAAGTTCTTCTAAATTAAACAACAAAGGAGAATAGCAAAATGGCTATCAATACTACAAGTACGCACGGTGCTTTGTTATCGAACATTCTTCAATCTGCACAGTTCACTGCCGCAGAGAGATCAATCGCCGCTAACTTGGTTACAGTGTATGACATGACAGGAACACCTGGCTTAACAGCACAGATCCCTGTATACCCAACAGTGTCTGCTTCAGGTCTAACTGAAGGCACGGACATCACGGCACAGACAAGTGTTAACCCAGCGTCAGTTACAGTTACAGCATCAGAGATTGGTGTTAGAGCTGACCTTACTGACCTATTAAGAGAGAGTTCAACTGACAACGTTGCTCAATCAGTGGGCCAGATACTTGGCGCGGCAATCGGAGAGAAAGTTGACGCAGACGTTTTCGATCAATTCGATTCTTTCACAACAAACAGATTAGGAACAGGTGGCGCAGACCTTACTCCAGATGTAATCTTACAAGCAGTGTACAAGTTAAGAGCCCAAAACGCTCCAACTGATGCTGACGGAGATTACTTTGGTGTGTTCGCTCCAGCGGCTATCCACAACGTTGCTAAAGTTTTAACTGCATCTGGTTACCAATCAGGTGGAGCGACTGCTTTATCAAACGCGGGTAATTCTTTATTATCTTCATCTGCTTACCTAGGTAGAATCTACAACGTTAAGTTGTTCATGACTACTGCGGTAGACGTTGACTCTGCTAACGATTCAATTGGTGGTGTATTCTCACCAATGGCGATGGCACACGTTGTTAAGAGACCAATCGTTGTAAGAGAGCAATACGATGCTTCATTAAGAAGCACTGAGTACGTTGCTACTACGGCTAGAGGTAACTCTATCATCAAAGAGCAATACGGTTGCAGAATCAAATCTGAAAGTTTAGTAGACTAATTTTAGGAGACTAGACCTCACTTGGAAAGGGCCTTCGGGCCCTTTTCTTTTATGTGTTATTAATATCAAGATCACAACGCAATAAATAACATTGTTCAGAAGGACTGGACAGAACCATTACAGGAGGACTCAAATGGCCAACATGAGCACAGACTCAGACTTACTTGAATACGAGCCGGACATCCAAAACTTCGGCATACAATCATTCACAGACCTACACACCAAGACGACCAACGATCTACTAAGGAAGTTGCGTATTGATTGGTGGCCTAGAGCGACCTATGGAAGATACGACATCACCACGGGCACATACACGGAGATGGACAACAACCTGTTGAC